AATTAGGGCGTAGGCGAATGCGTCTTCGTAAACCTCATTCTCCGCTAAGCCGACACGGTGCCATTTGCCGTCTGCAGAGTCAAAACTCAACCAGAGGTTCTCAAAGCCCGCTCTTAGAAAGCCAATTGCTTTACTGATGATGTTGTTGTAGACTGCAAAGCTTGGGATGTCATACTTTTCAGCTAGCTTCCTCAAACCAATAAGCCCATAGAGACATTCCACATCAAGCTGCAGAAGCCACGCATCCCCAATCGTCACCGCTCTAGCGAAGCCACCATAAGACTGCTGGTCCTGCATAGTCTTGAGAAAAGTTCCACCAGCCAGCTTAGCGGAATTCAAATAACGGGAATCTCTTGTAAGTTCATATGCTCTTAGAAGTGAAGGAATGACCCGGCAGGCGTCTATACTATAATAGTAGGCGCTGTCTTCTGCGCTTTTGAATCCGCCACAAGCCTTACGTGCTGAGTCAAGACACTGCTGGGTTAGAACCCAATCAGCTAAACTCACGATTTTGGTGGAGACGTCAGCTTTTCTGTTCTCAAATTGCTGGGCAGAGTATGCTTCACATAGAAAATCGATAGCAAAACTAGCTGCTAAAACACCTTTTCCAAAAGCGGGGTCAGGTGTGTTAGGCGGAATAACGTAGACATAGGGTGCGTAGTCCATGATGAATTGATAGTAGGGTTCAGGAACGGTTCCCATGGCTAAGCACTCCCTACGTAAGGCGTTTTTAGATTGGTCAGTAGCCGCTCAAACTCTGCCTGCAACACAGCTAAACTAGGCAATGAAGAGTTGGAACTGCTCAAGTCACCAACTGTAAAGTTTAAACCGATTGCTGAGCCGCCCGTGAAATAGCAGACCGCATAAATGGCAGCCAAGATTGTAATGGCTTCTTTTTGGGTATCGCTACAGTTTTGGTAGTTGATATCAGCGGAGAGCTCAAGCGCTACAGTAACCCCTGCACGCTTAATCATCTTCAAGACTTTAGCATCTGGAATATCCGCATCAGAAACATGGAGCACATCCCTAACGTCCTCAGCACTGACTGAAGCCAACAATTCAGCCTTCTACAGGTAGCCAATTAAGAACAAAGCGCATAAAAGCAATCTTACGAGAAACTAACCCCGAATTACGACAGAATAAGGTGAGCATGTTCCTACTAAGGCACTGAATATTGCCCGAGAGAGGAGTCAAGGATATGAATATCTTTAACACCTAGGCAAATTCCATCCCCTCGCAGGCGCCCCTCAAATAGTAACCGCTTTTGTAAGCATTTACTATTATATTATAACAGAAAATCGTTTTTAATGGGCCTAATTACTGAGCGGAATAGCGATATCACCTAAAATCAAAAATAGCCGTGTTCGTCGGTCACCTTTTCCAACTTCAACAACCTCAACAATATAGACGTTATCGGCGACTTTGAGCACCTTATTGAGAAGCGGTGGTCCATCAGCCTGCAGCGTTATATTATCATTTAATTTTAGCCCTTTCATAACTCGAGTAAGGTCCGCTAGGCTTATCCCTTCTGTAATTCCAAATGTCTTAGATGCGAACTGCTCTTCAGCCAAAGCCGAGGAATCATCAACCGAAACTGTCGAGTTCAAAAAACCGATGAAACTATCAGAGGCCTCGACGCTGTCAAAGTAAATCGTTGTGCCCTCGGCGGTTCCTGAAAAAGTATAGGCCAATAAGTAAAGGGTGGATGAGGAACCCGATGGCGCAGTGCCAGTAAGAATCTTTTCACCATTAACGTAAAGCGCGGACTCATCGCCTACCACGGCTTTAAGCTCTATACAGTACCAAGTCTGCGTTTCAGGGCCAGTGGCGTATTGCCGAATTGTTCCCCCGCCATCACGTAGTCGCCAGTGGATACCGCCGCTGTCCTTGTACACACTAAGCATTGGCCTAGAAGAGGTAAAGTTGAAGCGCGCGATCAAAAACTCCGTAATGCCCAGTGGTAGAGCACCGAGGTAAACGTAAAATCGAAGATAAACCCCCGTCTTGGACGTATGAGTCTTAGAAACACTGTTGGTTTTATAGGTACTCGTTATAGTTGAATAGAGCGCGTAAGTTCCTTTATGCTTAACACTGCTTTGAACGGTAGGATTGCCATTGACAGCGGACCAGGCGCTTGTATCGCCACTCTCAAAGCCATCAATGAAAAAAGACGTAACAAAAGCACTCCGTGAGCTTAAGAGAAAGTGATCTGCAGACTCAAAGTCCACGTTTCATTAGCTGCTTTAGTGCCCTTACTAGCTGTCTTCCGGTTCAAGTTCTTACCCGTATCGTCAGCGGCGTTAACAACTGTATATTCTTCCCAGGCGAAATTCGCCTCAGAACCGCCAAAAGTCGCTCGCCACTCAGCAGTCTGATTAGTACGCTGCGGCCAAGTAGCATCCATGGCTTTATACGCCTTATTTGTTGATGCCTGCAATCCTGTTTGGGTTGCTTCTGGAGCAGTGTTTGAGTCACCTACACCCAGCCGGGCGTTAGTGTTATCCCACTTTGTCGGTAATCCCAAACCGCAGATTATATCGATTAGTTCTCCCAAGCCCTCATTCAAGGCCACATTAAACGGAATTTCCTCGGTAGCAATAAAACTGTCTGCAAAGCGAGCCAAAGCCTCATGTGTCAACATTCCAGCCTGCATAGCTTTTGCTATCTCGTTTGCTGAATCTCGGAACTTGTCAATCCGCCAACATGCCTTCCAACCGACTCTATCCTGTGTACTCAACTATTTTCATCCACCATCATTCGGTTTCTCGCCAGCTGCACAAGTCAGCTACGTTCGAGCCCAGCTTTCAATGGTAGCAGCTCAAAGTGGCCAATAAGGCCTATCTGGAACTGCTTTACTTGACAGCAAAAACGGCGACAATAAGCAACCAAAGCAACCGTTATCGCTATCGACGCAACTATAGCAAAATCCATCCAAGGATATTACCTCCTAACAAATGCCCCTCCAGGCAAGAAACAACAAACCCTTCTCAGTGACATAAAAAGGCGCCCTATGCTCGCAACCAGCCTTCCGGATATTACCATCCCGAATCAAAAAATCAAAAATAGCGTCGAAAGTAGCGCTCGAAATACCTTTAAACTCAACACGCCTCTGGAGGGCTTTGCGCTGAATAGGCTCTTTGCTAACTTCACGAAGTATCACACCCATAATTTTGATAGTTTCACGTTTATTCGGCACCAACAAAGCCTCCTCGAGCTACTTCGCGCAAAGTGCCATCGACGTTCCAAACAAAAATAAGCGTGAACACCAAAGAAGCCCCATCATAAGCATTAAGAGAGGCCAAAGTACCATCAACGTTCCAGTTAAAACCAAGCTTAGTCAATTTATGCCCAGGTGGCGGACTCATCAAATCCATTAGCGCACTATGAATCGCCCTATACGCCTCAGAATACTGTCCATAAGGAACCTCGGTCAAGCGATTTAGCCTCCTTTGTTCCCCGAACCGTTTGTGTTGATATCCCAGAGTTCCCAGCCGAACTTGACCGCGTTCTTTCGGAATTCCTCACTGCGGATGAGCCCTATTTCAGCGGCTTTGATGAGATCGGCTGGATTAAGTTCCGGGGTTTCGGGGCTACCAAAATTCAACCTCACCTTAGCCTTAGCGGCGTCAAGCCCAGATTGGGAAACAATTACAGCGAAGATTTCACGCTCCACCTGCCGCTTGACATAGCGCTGGACAGGCTTAACGAGCATATCTTGTAGGTCTAAAGCCGCATTTGCCGAGGCCTCAGTGAAGCCTGGAGTGCTAAACAAACGTGGCAAAGGTGTTTCGCAACCCAAATAGAACTGGTTAACCATGTGATCAATGTAATACTCGAACCGTGCTCTGGGGTCAATTGTAACCGGATCCAGCTTGGCAGGGGTTTTGCCGCTATAGAAAAGCCATGTGCCCTCTTCACTGCGGTTCTTTATTGCGGTCTCAAACTGTTTAATGGTTGAGTCTTTGGCTTCGGGAACTGAAGCTAAGACGTCTGGGCCTGCATATTTCTCGAAGATTTTGGGCATGAGCTTCTCGATTTTAGCCTTCATCCAAGCATACGCTGGGCGCTTATCATTCTCAAGTGTGAGCGTATGCAAGAGCACCTGCAATAGGCCTGTGCCGAAACCTGATTGGATGTCACCGCCAAGGCGCCAATGGATGACTGCTTCGGGATTTAACTCGCCGCCTTTATTGTCACGGCTGATTTCGCGGTAACTGCTTTTTAGCTCATAGCCAGTGACTTTGTAGGGCAGCTTTAAGCTAGGAACACTGCTTAAGCCAATGCGTTGAATCGCGTCAATTGGCATGCGTATGGTATCAGTTAATTTCTGGGGCGTCAGTCGTAGCCAAAAGTCGTTTCCACAGCCAATTAGGGGCTTAGCCATTTCATTTAGTAAGCCATCTAGGTTAATGTCTTCACAGAACTTGTCGACAGCAGCTTTAGCCTCTGAAGCTTTATCGTACTTCTCGTCGGCTGTGGTGTAGAAGCCCATTCCAACTGTTGAAGCGGATAGTAGGTCGATGCTGCTTTTGCAGGTTGGGTCGCGGTCATAGAGCTTCATGACATCTGCAAGCGGAATGCAGGTAGTATCAAAGAATACTCGTCCTTTTGGTGTAGCCACGCCGGAAGGGGGCGCATATGAAAGGATTTCACGGATTTTTTGGACCACTTTGCTCATGACTGTTCCGCCTTGTTTGATTGGTTTTCAAAAAATGGGGATTTGTAACATGTCGAACCAGCGCTTAGGATAAGGTTGTTTTGATGTTGGTCATTTTGGCAACAGCTGACGAGCGGAGAATGCCAGCGCCGAATCGTGTAGTTGCGCGGACGCCGTATTTGCCGGTTTTTATGTCTTCCCAGTCTTCAACCGTTATGTCTCTGCGTAGTAGCATAGCGGAAGCGACGCGTGTGTCAATCGCATAAGCGGTACCGTTGGGCACTAGAGTGCTGGCCTGAACTTGCATTCCAAGAACTGAGCCGATGCTACCTTGTTCGATGTCGGTTTCACTGCTTGGCAGATACTGCGCATGAACAAATTTATCGTCGTTAAGCAATTGATGAAGTTGTGTCTCGTTCACGGCTAATACGGTAGGTCGCCAGTTCTCGCCTCTGACGGCGTCGTGAAGTTGTAGTAGTCCTGTCCAGCTTAATGCGGCGTTGTTGCCATTTATTGGGGCGTCGCCGGCCAAGTCTGCGTCAGCAATGGTGGCGTATAGTGTGATGATGTCTTTGGTTTCTTGTATGCCTAAGGTTCTGCCGACTTTCTGCACCATGTTATCCATGACGTTCCAAGTGGCGTCTTCGAGGAATTCTCGGGTCCATTCTTCTGAGGCTTCGGCGAGTACATTGGTGTAGACGTCAACGGTTGAGTTCTTTTTTCCGCTTAGTCGTGTAACTGTTCCTTCGGAGTAGCGGTATGCGACTGCGTCTGTGTCGAGTGGGTAGCGCTCCATTGTCTCTGAGGTTGGGGTGGTATTGATGATGTTTCTGCCAATGAGTTCGGGGAACGCTGCCTGCACAAGGGTGTCATGCATTCTGCCCAGGGCGCTTGTCATGTCGCTGAACAGGCCTTCTTTTAGTCCCATAGCGACATAGCGTTTCATGAAGGGATGGTCGATTTTCTGTTTGAGTTTCTCGTAGACTTCGCGTTGGTCGTTTGGCTTTGCCATTAGGGATTCAAATAGTCTTGGCTTCAAGCTGGTTACCTCTCGACGTCAATGAAGATTAGGTCGCCGTCTGCTACTGCTGATTCAAGCGCGGTTCCAAGTTTGCGATTGTAGAATACAGTGTAGGTCGCTGTGCCGCCTTCATTGACTGGCTGGTCCACTGTCTGTGCTACTTTGTTGCCGCCTGCACTGCACACGCCATATCCACGGGTTATGGGTCCGTTTGCCACTACTTTGATTCGGCCTTTTTTGAGCACTGGACACATAGCGCCAGCAACAGCCGATTTGACGGCTACTCCTAGTGCCATGTCCCCACCGGGACTTGGTGAAACCTTATCGTCGGAGCTGAGGTAGACGGGTGAGCCTTTGGTTATGGCAGCTTCAGCTTCATAGGATTCAATTTGGGCGTTAGGATCGTCTGTTTCTCCTGCAGCCATCCAGGGTTTGCCTGTTTTATCAGTCATCTAATTTCATATCGAATTGGTTTCTTGAATTTCCCAAAGTTCGTCCTTTGGTACTCTCCCCCACAAAAGTGAGCAAAAACACAGCTAGCTGCCTCCCGCTTTCTGCTCTAGCTGCTTGACTACTCTTCGGAGTTCCTGACACATACGCTGGGGCCCCAAACTCCAACTACGCTGAATCATAGGAGACGGCAAAACCGCCTCAACCATTTGTGCAGCCTCCGAAACCGCTATCATCTTAGGCGGATTCTTCAGCAGACCACCACCAGGAACTTGTTTACGCAAGTCTTCAATGGTTTTTTGAGCCTCAGTAAGTTTGCCCTCGGTTTGAGTTAGCCTTTCCATAACTTGCACATTAGTTTCAGGAATACCGGGAACCGCTACCAGACTTAACTCAGCGTTATGCAACCCATGCGGGACTTTGCCGTCCACCAAATCGACCGCTTCGTAGTCTGCGCCTACGCTTACGTGCTGAACGAGACCTTTGCGAATTTTCTCGGCTGTTTCCCCATCGTAAATTTCTGCTTCATACCAGAGGTTATGGCCATCCCAATCAGTTTTTGTTACCTTGCCGATAGCGTTAGGAATTGCAACATGCTCGATGTAGACAGGAGCATTAGCTAGCTTGGCAGTAAAGGCTTGCAGCTCCTCACTGGTGTAGATATTATGGTTTCGGCTCATGCCAGAACACATGGCTACCCCACGAATCCGTAATAATTCACCTGACAAAGCTTCAACCACATTGAAAGGCAAAAGCGAAGCTACATGATCTTTAACACGCTTACAATCCTTACAGCTACAGCCATCCTGAGACATAGCAATCGCAAATACAAAACAAAGCTACCCTTTAATGGCTTGAGAGCCAAAACACGATCTATATCGCGAATACGATATTCAAAACTTAATCGGTCTGTTACCCGAGATGGGTTCAGTACTATGAGTTGGTTGGATTAAGCCAACTAAAGAAACTCGGCGGGTTAGGTATTGGCTCAGTCGTAGCCAACATCTCGAACCTCAACAGTGAATGCTGGAAAGCCCTCGTCCGTGAAGACTTCATTTATTTTTTCGAGATCGTCCTTTAAATGGCTTATTATAAGGTCCGCTTTTGAGGTATCCTCGCAATCTATCACTATTCTATTACCCTCGAAATATAGTCCAATTATATTTAGGTGGGATTCCCAGAACTTTGCTTCTTCTTCTTCTTTCATCAATCCGTTTTTAATGAGAATTGCATAAAGACAAGAGCTTATTCTTGCAGACGATATTTCACAGCCATCGAGTAGCCTGAAAATCGCACACATTAACCGAACATTTACTTTATTGTTAATTTTGCCTTTCCTTATGGCCGCCAAATCAGTAAAGTTGCTCGAATGAGCCATAACAATTAGCTCTAAGCATTTGAGCAGATCTCCGCCTAGTTTGTCAGGGAGGTTGCTAAAAGAGGGGTCTTTTGTTAGCAACCTTGCGGATTCAAGGTTATGTTTTGGTCGTTCTATAATACAACCTATGTCATGGACGCAAGCTGAAAGGGCTAAGAGGAAAAGTTCTTGTTTTGAAAAGGAAAAAGAGGGAAGAGTATTAGCGAGGTTTTGTTTAAACTCCACTAGCAACTGAAGAATATTCTCAGAATGCCTCACGCCGTGGTCCGTATATTCAGGAATAGTTCTGGGAATGAAATTCAGGATAGGGGTAACGTACCATTTTAAATCTCTAATTATCGCTATTTCTTTGTCGTCTAAGCCTAGTTTCTCTAATATCTGCTCGGTAGTCAACTCGTCGTCTTGCATCTATTTTACTCTCCAATATTTTTCGTAGACTTCTTTTATTGTGCTTCTGGATTCGCCTGCAATGTACAACAGCCTGCCTGCCTGGTTTTTATCAGTTGGACCATATTCTGCTTTAACGATTCCCCAATCGAAAAGCGTTCTTAGTGACTTCATAACATCTGTTGAATTCATATACGGTTTTAATTGCTTCGCCAGCTTTGAGAACCAGACCTTCTCTTCGGTCTCATTGCAGGCGAAAATTTGTGAGGCAACCTTGAACTCGCTCGAAAGTGCAACTGCGGATGGGTTTGTTGGGGTTATTCCTTCACTCTTCTCTTTTTTCATGGTGCTGCGCCTGACATGTTTCCGTTTATAGTTAGAGGAGCTATATAAAATTTCGCTATATACTTTTTTTCTAGAAAGTTAGTTTAGTTTTTTAGTAATAACTTTACTCCTTTGCATAAGCCGTAACTTAACAGCCAAATCCTCTTAAATCAGAGAATATATATGCGTATGCTAAGATGATTGCCAATTTGTCCGCTACGCCGACAAATCTAAACGAGTACATGGGGCACCTCAAGGCATTGGAGCCTGAAGCGCTAGCTCAACAAATTAGAGCTGAAGTTTTAAAATTCATGGAAGCGAACGTTAAAGAAAATAACGAAGAGGAAACATTACTTCTTGTTGGACGAAAAGCAGCTCTGCTGTTTAGTCCATTCTTTGAGAAGTTTAGAGGTAAAACTATTTCTCAAGCTCTCGGAGCAAATTATCCGCCTCAACGCATAAATTACGAGCTATTAAACACCCCGAGAATCATTAGGAATCCCTCACTGGTCAGAAAACTGAATGGAACTTTTTGGACCTCCGGGAGAATGTCGCCAAAAATTAGTTTACTTGCAGACAGTATCAATACAGGTGCTGAGATCCTATCCGTCGGGAGAGCTGTAAAGAAAAAAGGCCACAAAATTTGCAATATTTACTGCTATGCTTCAAACGCAGAGACCGTTAAGAAGCTAGAGCACCACGAACCATTCTCAGACAGCAATATCGTCTGTGCACACAAGTTTGATCCTAATGAAGCAACACCGTTCTTCAGAAGCGTTCAAGCATATTACCAGTCACTTCTTGATCCAGTTGACTCAGATCACGCTTACAACATCTATCACGGAGCCGCCAACTTAAACGCAGAAACCATCTCCAAAGTAATCCAATTTGCATGTCAACAAATCTTTGGTAACAACAGCCTGAGCTTCGAGCAGGATATCGAAGGTCTATACCTGCCTAAAAACGTTAAAAACATGACTGCAGACGTGGGCAATATTGACCCAGCGAAAACTCGCTTTAATCCTCAACTTAATGACTTCCTCACACTTCTGGACTTCAACTTTCCATTCATACGCCTAAAAACACTTTCCGAAAAGAAAAGCACCGAATTCTCGATCATGGCTAGTTTCCCGTTTGAACCCATTGACGTTCAAGCACTATGGCTAAAAAGAAAATGCCAGGTCTGCAACAAGTCAAAGTGCTACGCAAACCTGGTTAAAAGTAATTTAGACATGAAATCGCTCCGGGAACTGCTATGCCCAATGTGCTTAACCAATTATGTCGAACGTTCCATCCTAAAAAAAATAAGTAACACCGTTATGTCCATGTTGGAACCAATGGGTGGCGCCTACAGAGGCATATGTATCGAAAAACATGATCCGATAGAAAGAGAAATTTAGAACTTTTAAACTAACAAAAGGGGAAAATATTGGCGTTAGGCCTTTTTCCAGAATTTCTCATAGATCTCTTTTATGGTGCTTCTGGATTCGCCTGCGATATACAACAGCCTGCCTGCACGATTCTTATCAGTTGGACCATACTCCGCTTTAACGATCCCCCAATCAAAAAGCGTTCTAAGCGACTTCATGACGGTTGCTGGACTCATGTAGGGCTCCATAAGCTCTGACAGCTTAGAGAACCATACCTTGCTTTGGGCTTCGTTGCACGCGTAGATCTGTGCCGCAACTTTGAATTCGTTTGATAGCAGCTCAGACTTACTTTTTTCCATCAAACTTACCTTCTTATTTTATATGATACTTTACTGCTACAGACTATTTGATCTGATATTTAAATTAGTGTGTTGTCTCATCGAGACAGTCACATTCGAGTCATCAAATACCAGACCCACTGTATCGTAAGTTATAATACACACTTCCAATATTTAAAGTACACTTTTCTATGGCAAAGTTACTTTCGTTTTTTAGTTAACACATATAATATTTTAGCATAAAAGTTATTAAAAAAAGCAACAACTTGAGTAGCTAACAGGAAGGCGGAATGTGGAAGTAGAAACTACAGAAGTTCCAATACAGTTTCAATCATTCGATGAATACATTAAACATCTCAAACAACAAAAAGCGGAAGAGATAATTCAGCAGATAAAGGACGATGTAAAGGCGTTTGTAGAACGAGAAATAAAAGCGGACAAACCAGACACAAAAGAAACTATGCTTATAATAGAGAAAAAAGCCAAATTGCTGTTTGAGCCTTCATTGGGCCGAATCATAGAAAAAGGCTATAGCCCCGCCTACGTACGAGCGTGCCATGACATAACATTTACCAGAGGCACACTTACCCCTACAATGAGCCTTCTAGCAGACTGCATAAACACCGGTGACGAAATTAAAAAAATCGTTAAGGGTAGAGCAGCCAATAACCAGACCATCAATCGCATATACTGCTACATCCTGAACAATGAGGGACTCGAGAAGCTAAGAGCAGACCCCGCAACTGAAAAAATACCAATTATATACGGCCACATCCTCAAAAATGGCGAAGCCGCCAAAATAATAAACACAAGTGATGACATCTTTGGAAAACTAAAGATATTATACAACTCGCTTCCCGACCCCATGGACATAGATCACTGCTATGACGTCTACCATGGCAACTCTTCCCTAAGCTTCACAGACCTCAAGACTAGGCTTGAACAGTGCTGCCAAAATGCATTCGGGATCGCCGACCTCACATTCTCGGATGATGATTTCATGATCGTACCTAAAGGAATGCACAGCATGAGAATGAACCTTAATCCTAAGTCCATAGGTTGTCCCAACCCCACCACGCTCATGCTTTTACAAACTAAAAAGTTTGACCATGCAAACTTAAAGCTTAAAACCTATCATCAAGAGGGTAGACTTCAGTTTTCGCTCATTGGCTGCTTTCCGCTTGGAGAACTTCGGAGAAAAGATGTAAACCCCAATCACGGTTGCCCTGTCTGCGAAGAACAGAAATGTTACCAATACTTGACAAAGTTCCAAAAGACAGTTTCCAAGGATCTCCGCTGGAAATCAATGTGCCCTCTTTGTATTGCGAACTATGTTGAGAGAACGCTACTTAACGGAGTAAGTAAGTCATTCTTGGCGTCATTAGATGGAAAACAGATGATAGTCGAAGGGCATGATCCATTAGAGAGGGACTTACCATAGTAAATTAGCAATCGTTATTTGTTGGTTTACTGGATTTAAGCCCATCTACGAACTCTAAATCAGCTCTAGCACGCTCGAGTTTCTTTAAAGCGTTTTTTCTAGACCTTGTTACATTAGGTATTTCCATTTTTAGCTTGCGAGCAATCTTATAATCGGATATATCTTCAGCCTTTAAACGCAAAATCGCCCGCTCACGTTCAGTTAACGGCAATGCTATGCCTCCTCATAAGAGTGCGTAAATGGGACCGCACCTTCGGCTAGTAAATCCGCTTTGGAAGCTCTGTAAGCGTCTACTCCGAAGCTTGTCATAGCCCAACACCAACCACGCCGCTCAACAACCGCTGAATCCAACTCCTTAGATAGCCGCTTATTCATGCGTACAATCCGTCGAGTAACCTGATGCCGTGTAATATTGAATTCAATCAATTTGGCGGCTATGTCTTTAGGGAGCATTCCGGGAGCGCCTGCTTCGAATAGCAACTGAAGAATTGCTTTGTCAATCTCATCTACACAAGAGGCCTCCTCGATAAGCGATTTCTCAAAGTGTAGTGAATCCTTCAGGCCAGCGAAGATAACTCTGAGCAGGAGCTTTATCTCTGCGACGTCACGGTCGAGTTTCTTGTCCTTGGCGAGTAGGTACTTGAGTTTTCCAACCTTGTCAGCTTGGCTACGCTTCGTTTTTGCCGCTTTTTGAGCTGAAATAGCCATGTTTTGAATAGGTTCATCGCTTGCTTTCATGTCAAAATGCACACTCTAAGGTTTTCGCTCCATTCATGCAGGCAAGGTTTGAGGCTCTGGTATCTACACCAATTAGTTGTAGGAAAGTAACTTCTGAAAAGCATGGACTTTTTCCATGCCTACGGCTGGGTGGGAAAAACGCTTTTGAACAGGTTTTAACCTCCAAAATGAGGTTACGAGACATAGCTTTTGCCTCCATTTTCAGTAGGCTTAGACGCTTCTTGGGCACTGCCTTCTAAGGTGCCTGCAAGCTTTCCTAGTGCGTCAGCGACTTTAGCGAAGTCGCCGCTCATTTTCTCCAACTTTGCAAGACTACCAGAAATCCTCTCCAAATTGGTTAGAGCGGTTTCTACTTGACCTTCAAGCTTCTTAACCCTTTCAGGCATCAGTAAATACTCGACTGCGGCGTCACGGCCAAGATGATCAAGCTCGCCCTCGTCTTCACCCGGGCTGTCATCAATCAGCCGCTTCGGCGTACTTACCTCAAAATAACGATTCAACAGGTTAGCCACTGGGTCGTCGATGCCTAACTCGTGACGGTTGTTAATTGTTCCCTGCCCTAAAACGCAACCATACTTGCTCGTTAAGCCCTGAGCGACTCGGTCAGCCAAGTTTTTAGCCAAAGTTAC